CAAGGGGAGGCCGCCTGATGTGCGACTTGAAACCGGGCGATGAGGTGGTGCGCTACAGGATGGGCCCGGCTGGGCCGCACCCCTTGTCGAGAACGCCTGATCCAGAGATCGGGCACGTCGGCATCGTCACCGCTGTTGGAGAAACAGTGTGCGGCGGCTTCTGGATTGAGCTGGACAACTGGCCTGCGGACCCGCTGTGCGGGCTTCCTGCGGAGCACTTCCGCAAGGTCCAGCGCCGCGACCTGACCGCCTGGCTGGCGACCAAGGACACCATCGAAGACCCGAACCCTCTTCCTGTGAAGGAGGGCGTCTGACGTGGCGGACCTGTCTGAAACCCTGGAGCAGATCGCGCTCGAGGCGCTATCGCTTGCCGAACGTGCGGAACGATTTCCGAAGGTCATCGACGGCCTTCTCAGCGCGACGCAATCCTTCGTCGAGATCACCGTCCGGGACGATGGTCGATCCGCATCCGGCGCACTGAAACTCGGTCTTGGTGCGAAGGCTTCCGATCGAGCGGACATTCTGCTGACCGCACTTCGGGCAGGGAACGCCAATCTCGGCATCATTGAACATCTGCTTTCCTCTTCAGTGGGTGGTGACACGTCCACTGTAGCGGCGCGGCGGCCTTTCCCCAAGGCGGCGCCGTCTGCTCCGGCGGGGGTCGCCCTCCCCCTCCGCCCCCGCCGGAGCACCCCCTCTTCGTAACCCATACGCCTACTCCCAAACGCCACTCACAGGCTGGACGGTACGGGGTTTCCCCTAGCCGGTCAGCAAAACTCAGCCGAGGAACATTTCGTGCCCGACCTGAACGAAGACGCAGCGCGCGAACTCGTGAAAATCACGGTTCAGAAGATTTCGGAGGACAAGGGGGCGAAGCTCGCCGCCAGCGCCGCCGGGGTCTCTGAAGGCCGCTGGAGCCACTACGGAAGTTTGGAGCATCCGAGAGAGCAACTGCCGTTCTGGCGAGCCCTGATGCTGGAGCAACGGCTGGGCCGAAACGACTTCTCCGCTTTGATGGGGCAAGGCGTCGGCAAGTCCAACGACGGTTCCGACCCCCGCAAGATCGCAGGAAACGCCCTGTCCATTCTTGCCGCCCTGACCAACGGCCTGAACGAAGCCCTGGACGACGATGAACTGACGGAGAACGAGCGCCGGGAGCTTTTGCCCCTTGCCGACCGTCTGGCGGACGCGGGTGCCCACATCAAGCAGCGCCTCGTCTCAAACAACGTCACCAGCCTTAAGCGGGGTGCGTGATGGCACGCGCCTTCAAGTTTCTCCGCTCCGGCGGAAACAGAAAACCCGCCGTTCCTAGCGGCGGGTCTCCCGAGCCTGCGGGCTCTGTCTCTAGCAAAAAGGACGAGACGACTATGGCCGTAACAGCTCTTAAATTCAAGGCGACCACCACGCCCGAGCAACAGCTCGCCGAGTGGATCGAGCGCGGCAAGCGCGAGGTCTTCACCGTCACCACCATGCTCACGCCTGCGTTGGCACGCCTTCTTCTGGCGAACAATCCGAACAACCGCCCGCCGCAATGGGGAAGCAACCGGGGCACCCGGTCCATCGCCGCCTACGCCGCCATGATGGCGCGCGGCGAGTGGATGCTTAACGGGTCCACCCTTGTGGTCGCTTCGTCCGGCGAGCTGAACGATGGCCAGCACCGCTGCGAAGCTGCGATCCTCGCTGAAGCCGCCGTCCCGGTTCAGATCGTTTTCGGTGTCGAGCGCGCGACGCGAGCCACCCTGGATCAGGGGATAGCCCGCACCGGCGGGAATGTGCTGGCGATGGAGGGCGTCAAAGACGCCAACAACGTCGCCGTTTACCTACGTTTCCGCATCGCTGTGGCGCGGGGAGGACACCCTTCTACCACTGTCGCGCCTGACGAACTGTTGAGCGCGCTTAACACCTTCGCGCCGTTCGAATCTTACACCGTTCCGATCAAGGGATGGGCTTCGCGCAACAAACTGTCGAACGGCTTTATGGTCGGCGCCCATGCGATTTGCGCCGAAGCCAACCCTCTGGCCGCGCAGGCATATGCGGATCAGGTCGCCACCGGCGTCGGCCTCGCCACGGTGAATGCCCCGGCCGCGCGGTTTCGCAAACTGGTCGAGGATATCCGCCTCGGGCGCGTCCGGCGTACCCCCTATGAACTCGCCGCCCACTATGTCGTCGGGTTCAACAACTTCTGCCGGGGACGCACCGGCCCGCTTGGTTGGCGAGACAAGGACGTTCGCGAGCCCTTCCCGACCCCGGTGCGCGCATGACACCGGAGTCCATTCTTCTGCTGGACATCGAAACCGGCGACCGCCTTCGGGCGGTCGATCCGGCTCGCGTGTCTGCATTGATCGCCTCTATAACCGACCTAGGGCTTCGGACTCCGATCACGGTTGTTCGGGCGCAGCGGGACGGCGACGAGTGTTTCCGTTTGGTGGCCGGAGCGCATCGGCTTGAAGCGGTTCGCCAGTCCGGAGAGGACTATATCGACGCCTTCGTCATGGAGGGCGACGCAGACGACGCCGCCCTGTGGGAGATCGACGAGAACTTCGCCCGCGCCGAACTGACGGACGCACAGCGCGCCGAACACCACGTCCGCCGGGAGGAAATCCTTGTCCGCAAGGGTGCGGTTGCCAAGGGCGGGAAAGGGGGCGACCGCCGATCAACGGACAAAATGTCCGTTGGTTACGCCAAGTCGGCCGCCGCAAGCCTCGGCGTTGACGAGCGCACCGTCCGCCGCGACCTCGCCCGAGGCAAGAAGATCACCCCGGACGTTCTGTCTGAAGTCGCCGGAACGGATCTCGACAAGGGCGTGGTGCTGGACGAACTGGCCCGCACCCCGGCTGAGGAACAGCGGGCAAAGCTGGCCGAAATCACCCTACGACGCCAAGAGGCCGAACGTGTGAAGAAGGACGCCGAGGCCGCCAATCGGGCGACTGATCGCGTGATCGCCATGACCGAAGCCGAACGCTTCGCCGAATGGATCATGAACCGGACGGACCTGGGCGAACTACCCGTCATCATCGGGTGGCTGACGGCCGCCAAGAGCGCCGACATAGCCGCCGCCCTGCGGAGGATAGCCCAATGATTGGCTACATCCTGGATCGTGCCCACGTCGCTTTCCAAGCCATCACCCGGCCGCTCCGTGAGCGTCGGTCCAACAAGACGCTGATCAAATGCCTCGCCGCCGTTTCTGACGCCAAGGACGCGCTTCGTCGAGCAAAGGTCCGGGGCGACACCCGAGCCCAGCACTACGCCTACGAACGGCTGTGCAAGGCCACGACGGATCTGCTTCGCGCCGAATGCAAATGGAGGGCGGCGCGGTGATCAGTTTCACGGTTCCCGGCGAGCCCCAGGGTAAGGGACGGGCTAGGACCGGCCGTAGCGGTCGTCACTACACGCCCGCTAAGACCGTTGCCTATGAGGGCCTAATTGCTCTGGCTGGCGCCCAAGCGATGAACGGGAAGCCGCCGTTTTCGGGGCCTGTCAGCTTGGCCTTCACCGCAGGGTTTTCGATCCCAGCGAGCGCATCAAAGTCCAAGCGCGCGGCAATGCTCAACGGCGAAATCCTTCCGACCAAAGCCCCCGATTTGGACAACATCATGAAAGCCATCGGGGATGGCCTGAACAAGGTCGCCTTCAACGACGACTCGCAAATCGTCAGGCTCGGCATCGTTCAAAAGATCTACGTCGAGACACCGGGCCTGTTTGTGTCGGTCGAGCCCATAAACTTCACGGCCGGGAGGCCCGCATGATCCCCGACAAGATCAATCAGAACGCATTCGAAGCTGACTGGACCAAGGGCGTCGGCATTCGAGCAATGGCGCTCAAGTACCGGGTCAGCCAGACGACCATTCGCAAGGTCCGCCTGCAAATGGGGCTTCCTGATCGCGGCAACGAGACGCCGGCCCATCCGCCGGAAACGATCAGGCGCATCGCCACGCTGTGGGCCGAAGGCAAATCAGCCTCAGAGATCGCCAGGGCGTTCGGAGGGCGCTGGACGCGCAACATGGTGATCAGCCTCGTGCACCGGCAGAACCTCAGCACCCCGGAGCGGAAGTTGGCGGCAATGAAGGCCAGCGCCATCCGCAGACCTAAGCCGGTCAGGATCAAAAAGGAGCGGTGCGTCATGGACGCGGCTATCAGGCCGCAGAAGGTCAAGCCCGAGACGATCAAGACTGAAGGCCCCATGCTGGGCGTCCCCTTCCCCAAGCTCTCTCCAGAGAAGACCGACGAAGTCCGAGCCGCACGGGCGGCGACAGGACGAAGAGCGATCACTGGCATGGACGCCGTCGCCAACGACAACGCCGTCCCCCTGATGGAGCGGCGCTTCGGTCAATGCGCCTGGCCTGTTGGAACGCCGGTTCGGCCCCGCGATCAACTCGTCTGCGGCGCCTCGACCTATGAAGGGGTCGAGAACTGCCCCTACTGCGTCACACACGCCAAACGGGCCTTTGCCCGTGATGTGACCCAGCCGAAGCCCAAGGACAATCTGGACCGGGCTGCGCGGAGGTGGGCCGCCTAATGACCCGCCGCGAATCCTACATGGTCGAGAAGATCGACCGAGCCCGCGAAGCCCCCGCTATCAAGGCCGAACGCCAACGCAGGGCAATGTATCTGAAGGCCCAGGCTCGCCGGGCTGTGACCTCGATCCTTGCCGACATCGAATGTGCCGATGAGCGGGCCGCTATCCTTGGCGACCTGATCGACGTCGCCGCCGAATACCGCTGGCCTATCCTGGGCCGGGTGGAAACCGCAACCGCCCTGAACAGCGTCGCCGCCGGTGTGTGCGCCGTCTTCCGGCTCCCGCGCGCCATCAAGAATGCGGCCGCAGAACAGGCCTTCGCCAAACTGACGGCGGCGGCGAATGACAGGGGCGACGCATGACCTCCTACCTCGAACTGATCGCCGCCAAGCGCATCGCCTTGGAGCCGCGCGGCCTCGCCAACACGCCGACGCTCAACCCCGCGCTGAACCCGCACCAAGAGCACGTCGTTGATTTCGCCCTGCGCCAGGGCTGCGCGGCGATGTTCTTGGATACGGGGCTGGGTAAGACGCTGTGCGCCCTCGAATGGGGCCGCGTCGTCGTCGAGTTCAGCAACAAGCCTGTTCTGATGCTGGCGCCGCTCGCCGTTGCGGCACAGCACGAGCGCGAGGCCGTCAAGTTTGGGATCGACGCCAAGGCCATTCGTGAGCCGGAAGAGATCACCGGAGCCCGCGTTTACATCACGAACTATGAGCGCCTTGCCAAGTTCGACCCGTCTGTGTTTGCCGGCGTCGTCTTGGACGAGAGCTCGATCCTAAAGAGCTTCAACGGCAAAACCACACGGGCATTGATCCAGGCGTTCGCAAAGACGCCCTTCCGCCTGGCCTGCACCGCCACGCCTGCCCCTAACGATCACGCCGAACTCGGTCAGCATAGCGAGTTCTTGGGAGCCATGTCGCAGACGCAAATGCTGACGCGCTGGTTCCTCCACGACAGCGCCGACACTGGCAACTGGCGCATGAAAGGCCATGCCGTCGAGGACTTCTGGAACTGGGTAGCTTCCTGGGCGCGGTGCGTCTCGAAACCCTCGGATCTTGGGTTCTCGGATGACGGATTCATTCTCCCCGAGCTCAGCCTGCTTCGTCACCGGGTGATGGCCGACCGATCGGTTGACACGGGGTCTGAAAAGGACGGTCAGGCCCGCCTGTTCAGAATGCCCGACACATCCGCGACCGCGATCCACCGTGAAAAGCGAATGACGACGGAAGCGCGGGCCGACTTGATCGCCGCGACTGTCGAAGACGAGCCATCCGAGCCTTGGGTCGTGTGGTGCGACACTGACTATGAGGCCGACGCTCTGGCGGCCCGGATGCCTTTCGCCGTCGAGGTTCGCGGGTCCATGACCGCCGACCAGAAGGAAGAGCGCCTGACCGCGTTCTCGACTGGAACTGAGCGCGTCATCATCACTAAGCCGTCGGTCGCTGGCTTCGGTCTGAACTGGCAGCATTGCGCCCGCATGGGCTTTATCGGCCTCAGCTTCTCCTACGAAAGCTTCTACCAGGCCGTCCGCCGTTGCCATCGGTTCGGACAGACCCGGCCGGTTAAGGTGCATGTCGCCTGCGCCGACACCGAGGAAGCCATCTGGAACGTCGTGAGCCGCAAGGCCGGCGACCACGAAGGCATGAAGCGCGAAATGGCCGCCGCCATGTCCCGCGCCGTCAATATCGTCCACGAACAAGCGCCCTACGCGCCGACCGTGCCCCTGCAACTCCCCTCATGGATCGCCGCATGACCCAAGTTCTCGATGCCGTTCAGGGTGAGCGCTTCTACGCCGTAAACGCCGACTGCGTGGAGTTCGCTGCCAGCCTTCCCGACAACTCTGTCGGCTTTTCCGTCTACAGCCCGCCATTCGCTCACCTGTTCGTCTACTCGGACAGCGAACGCGACATGGGAAACGTCAAGGACGAAGCCGAGTTCAAGGCGCTCTACCGACACCTCGTCCGCGAGAAGTTCCGCATCACGAAACCCGGCCGCCTGACGGCCGTACACTGCTCGGACCTCCCACGCACGAAGGCGGCTCATGGGACCGTCGGCCTCTACGATTTCCCTTCCGACATTCGCGAGGTCCACGAGGCCGAGGGCTGGACCTACCACAGCCGCATCACGGTCTGGAAAGACCCCGTCGTGGAGATGCAGCGCACGAAGGCCCTAGGCCTGCTCTACAAGCAGATCCAAACCGACAGCACCCGCAACCGCCAGGGCATGCCCGACTATGTCCTCGTGTTTCGCAAGACGCCGGCGGACGAAAAGGAAGCCGACAAGGTAGGCCAAGACGCCAGGCTATTCCCTGTCAGCCAGTGGCAGCAGTGGGCTTCGCCCGTCTGGATGGACATCGACCAGACCAACGTCTTGAACGTGAAGGTCGCGCGCGAGGACAAGGACGAGCGTCACCTGTGCCCGCTGCAGTTGGATTTGATCGAGCGCGCCATCCGCCTCTGGACCAACCCCGGCGATACCGTGTTCTCGCCCTTCATGGGGATCGGTTCGGAAGGATGGGCCGCGCTGCGAGCTGGGCGCCGGTTCGTCGGCTCTGAGTTGAAGGACGCCTACTTCCGTCAGGCGGCGAAGAACCTAGCAGAAATGGAGGCTCAGTCGTCGGCGCCCAACCTGCTCGACTTGGCAGGTGTGGCATGAACCGAAAGGATCTCGTCGCCTTCGAACTGTTCTACGCCGAGACGGTAAGGCGGGAAGCGAAGGCTCGTGCCAAGCGATACCCGGAAGCGGCCGCCCTGCTCCAGCGCCATGCTGACGCTGCCGTGGCGCGCGCTGAGGCGATCCGTTGCGGCCCTCTGTTCTCGGAGAAGGCGGCATGATGGACCCCCGCGACCAAGGCGAGGCCATCAAGAGCCTGCCCTCCAACATCGAAGCCGAGCAAGCCCTTCTCGGCATCCTCATGTTTGACAACGAGGCGTTCTACAGACTGGACCGGATGGAGCCGGGCCAATTCTACGAGCCGTTCCATCAGCGAATCTTCGCCGCCATCGTTCAGTGCATATCGTCCGGTCTTCTCGCCGAGCCGACGACGCTCGTTGACAAGCTGAAATCCGACCCAGCCTTTGAGCAGTTCAAGGGCCTGAAGTATCTCGCCGATCTGGTGGACTATGCGCCCCCAGCTGCGAACGCTCCATCCTATGCGCGGGCGGTCATTGACAACGCTCTAAGGCGCCAGATCGCACAGTTGGGCGACCTGCTGAGGGGCCAAGCCCCAAATACAGACGAAGACCCTAGGGAGATCATCAGCACCGCCGAGGCATCCCTACTGGCGATGCAGGTCAGCAACCGGGAAACCCGCCTTGTCAGCGCCGCTGAGGCTTCTTCGCGGGTACTGTCGGAGATCGACGCGCCGAAAGAGCAGCGTCACGGCATCCTGACCGGATTGGAGCCGTTGGACCATATGCTAGGCCCCCTGCTGCCCGGAGACCTCGTCCTGCTGATGGGCAGGCCTTCTATGGGCAAGAGCGCGGCTGCGGAGTGCATTGCCATCAACATCGCGGCCCCCGGCTGGGCTGAGTACATTAACCAAGCCGACATGATGCCAGAGGCCACGAACGGCGTCATACAGATCAACGGCGAAATGTCGCCTGAACAGATGGCTCGACGCCACCTGACCGACATCGCCTTCAGTGCCTGGATGAGCCAAGGGCCGAAATATTCCGACATTCGCAAGGGCGATGTTTCTTACGATCAACGCCAGATGTTGGGCCGCGCCGACGAGGTTCTGAGGCGTATGCCCATGACCATGCTGCGTCGCCGGCTGAAGATGTCCGAGCTTCGATCCCTGGCCCGACGACAGGCGTCAGAGTGGCATCGCAAGGGCGTCAGCCTGTCGGCGCTGATCATCGACCACGTCGGCCTTGTGAAGCCCGATGGCGGGCGTATGGACCGGTACGAGGCCCAGACCGAAATCAGCAACGGCCTGAAGGAAATTGCCGAAGAGCTTCAGTGCGTCGTCATCGGCCTGAACCAGATGAACCGGGAGAACGAGAAGCGCGAGGACAAGCGGCCCCAGCTTTCGGACCTGCGGGATTCGGGTTCGTGGGAACAGGATGCTGACTTCGTGATCGGTTTCTATCGCGAGGCCTATTACGCCCAGCGTCAGCCCGAACCTAAGAAGGATCTGGAATGGGACGCCTGGGACCGAGCCAGAAAGTCCCGGACCATCGAGGCCATCGTCCTGAAGGCCCGCGAGGGCGAGTGCGGGACCGCCATGCTCTGGGGCGACGTGGCCCGCAACGCAATCCGTGGCGCCGAGCCCAAGGGGTGGTTTGTATGAAGAAAGGCGAGAACTTCTATAGGCGCGAGCCGTCCAAGGCGCTCTCCGGCATGATCGGCCTGAGCTTGGAGGAGCGCGGCGTCTACAACACCGTCTTGGACCTGCTCTACAGCACCTGGCGCCCTCTTGAGGACGATCGCGCCTTCCTGGCCGGATGGTGCGGCTGCGCGGTCCAAAAGTTGAACCCAATCGTCCGCAGACTGATCGAGAAAGGGCGCCTTGTGACGTTCATCGAGGGAGGCCGAACCTACCTGTCAGACGAGGCCTTCGAAGCCGAGCGCGCCAAGGTCAAAGGGGACAAATCGAGCCGCTCCGGACGGGGTCAGATCGTGGAGAAGTCGGCAGGTGTCGAGGAGAAGTCGGCAGGTGTCGGACAGAACCTAGGACTTCTCGACACTGAAAACACCGAAAAACAATGCGTTACGGATCTAGATAAGAATAGAGAAGAGAAGAATACCGTTCCTAACGGAACGGGCGAAACGCCGATTTCGAATGAGCATTCGGATGACCTTGCAGAGCTTCGTGGTCTGGAGCCCAAGGCTGCAGCCTGGGCGATTTCGAGGAAGGTTCTCTGTGAGCGTGGTGGACTGACCCGAGCGAAGGCCGGAGAGATCGTCGGGAAGCTGTTCAAGGACCACGGCCTAAGCCCCGGCGAGCTTTGGGAAGCTGCCGAGGCGACGTGGAAGGCTGGGACTGAAAACCCGATCCCGTACCTGACCCGGCTTTGCGCTTCTGCGGCAAGCAAGCGCGGCGGGGCCGACAACCTGGAACCCAGCGAGCGGCAACAGATCGCTTGGATGCAGGACTGGGTCGAGTCGCCATCGAACTGGCGCGGGACACGCGGGCCAAGGCCGGGCGAAGTCGGATGCCGGGTCCGCCCCGAAATCCAGTACCGTTTCGGCATTCAGCCCACGCCAGCGAACGACACGGAAACCAAAACCTCAACCGGAGCCGCAGCATGACCGATTACAGCAAACCCCTCCCGACCCGCCAATGGCCGAACGAGATCACGGACCCGGTCTATTTCGTGAACGACCAATGGGCCGTGACCGGATACGGCCTGGAGCGCGTCACCGAGGATCACCCCTACGAGTGGGACGCCGACAGGCTTCTGGCCACCCACGACAGCGGCATGGGCCATCCGCCCGGATCCGCTGTTCTACAGCACATCGGGCAAAAGACGTGGGTCGACGCCAACCTGCTGATCGAGGCCTTCCGCGTGGCGATCAACGTTCACTGCCAGGGCCAGGCGCTGCCCTTCGACCTGGAGGCGGAAGAGCGGTCTTTGTGGACCTACAAGAGCGCCAAGCCGTGACCTCGAACCCAGCCAACGACACCCCCAAGCCTGACCTGTTTGCAGAAGGAGCGGCGGCATGAGCAAGGCGGTCGATTGGACCGAGACTACCTTCGACGCCGCCCACAAGGGCGAGTTCGCCGAACAGGTTCACGGTCACACCTGGCACGTCCGCGTCTTTTGGGCTGCCGATCCGGTCAGGGACGCGCGGTTCATGCACGCCCGCCTGCGCCAGTATTTGGAAGCCGCCTTCGAACACCGGCTGCTGGACGATGTGATCGCGGAGCCGACCAACTACGGCGTGGCGAAGGCCCTGCTCCAGCTCATGGGCGACGACATCACAGTCATCGAAGTTTGGCGCGGCGGCATCTGCCCTTGCGGTGTGAGGGTAGAGCGATGAGGACGCTTGCGCCCGCCGCCTATCACGGCACGCCGATCACCCCGTATTCAGTCCTGCACGCTCTTGGGTGTCGAGATTACTTCGTGTCCTACTTCCGACCCGATCAGGTCGAGTGGATCGACGCCAATGCCCGGTCTTGGGTTGCCGACAACGGCATCTTCTCGGCATGGATGAAGGGGATCGAGTTCAGCGACGCTTACTGGCAGGGCTATTACGATTTCTGCCGCCGTTGGTGTCTTGGCGGGAACTGCGCATGGGCAGTCATCCCCGATCCCATCGGAACGGGAACGCAGGAACTCGACTACTTCATCCGCGAATGGCCGGCCGACCTGAAGGACTACGGCGTTCCGGTCTATCACCTCGACGAGCCTATAGACCGGGCCATTGCCTTGCTGGAGCGGTTCGGCCGCCTATGCGTCGGCGCCACCGGCGAGTATCGCGCCATCCTATCGCTTCCGTTCTGCGAGCGGATGGACGATCTGTTCAACGCGATCCATGCCGCATTCGGTCGGATCCCGCCGATCCACTTCTTCCGTGGCCTCCAGCTTCTGAAGCCCGGCTGCGATTGGCCCATCACATCGGCCGACAGCACCGACATCGCCCGCAATCACAACCGCCGGAAGGCTCTCGGCCCCCAATATCTCTGGGCCGTTCAGCAAGCTGCCGGGCGATGGGACGCCATGGCCGCAAATCGTGACCTGTCATGGCCACCTGAGCGTCGCGCTCAACTCCACCTATTCACCGCCAACGACAATCCCCGCTCGGAGATCGCAGCATGAGCAAGGCCGACCGCATCAAGAAGCGCCTCCGCAAGGGCCGCTTCGCCAAACCCTCCCTCCCCCGCATGATCGGGGCCAATGACAATCACCCGGCGGCGGTGAACGATAACCTGGCCCCTGTGTCCATCAAGGGCGTGTCCCTGACGGACGGCCAGCTTCGCCGCTACTACATCGCCCTCCGCAACATCGAACAGCCTGGCCTTGAGGTTCAAAGGGCCGGGCACGTCGTGCTGGAGACGATAGAGCGGGAAATAGACGCCGTTCTAGCCGAGCGCCACGCCGCCGAAGGGATCGAGGAACGGCGAGGACTTGAGGCCCTTCGCGGATTGGAGATCGGCCGCTCCGATGTTGAGGGGGCCAAGGGCGCGCCCCGGCTTCATGTCGATGGGCTGGAGACCCTTTGGAGTTCCAAGGCCATCACGACGAACCAACGGGCCGCCGGACTCCGCTACAGGCTGGACTATGAGCGGATTGACCCGGAGAAACAGTTGACCCCGCCCGAGGCCAAGGACGTCCGCCACGGCTACGGCGGCGAGGGCTGGGATGACAAGCGGCGTGAGATCGAGGAACGGGTCTTCAGGGTCAAGCTGATGATCTGCGGCATCGACAACCTACCGGGCTCACGCGGCGCCCTCCCCAACCTCCCCAAAGGCCACCCCGCCATGAGGGCGATCTATGCCTTAGACGAAGTCGCCGGAAAGGGCCGGATCATCGCCTATATGAGCGAGAGCGGGTCTGTGCGGGCCAGGATCAGGGAAGACTTGATCTTCGCCCTAGACGCCTGCGAGATCGTGTATGGGATAGGCTGATCAACACCACATCTTGACGCGGAAGAGTAAATCGTCGCATACGGCAAACAGGGCGTTTCGCCCACACAGGGCTCCCGGCAACCGCTAGGAGCCCTTTTCCGTTTCCAACCCCTCCACGCAATGAGCTACGGCGATAAGGCTGGCTGGGGTGGTGAGAGACGGGGAGACAGACCCGAACATCGGAGGCGATGATGACCGCAGCCATCGTCGAAACGAAGATCAGCGTTGGCAAGGACGCCTATGGCCGCCCCGTCACCGCCACCCGCACGAAGTCCTATGACGGCAAGATCGTCTGGACCATTCGCAGCGAGCCGATGAACCAGCGCGACGACGGCGAGCGGATGACCGGCCTCACCGATGAAAACCTGCGCTCGCTCGTGGAAGCGGTCGGGCTGATTCCAGCCTAGCCCACGACCCACAGGGACAACCCGCCCCCAAAAGGCGTTGATACAGCGGAGCCCGTATGGCCCGGCCCGACTATCGCAGCACTCAGGCCGCCGAGTATCGGCATTGGTACAACAGCGCGCGATGGAAAGGCCCTCACGGTCGCCGTGCCGAGCAGCTAGCTCGCGAGCCGCTGTGCCGCATGTGTGCAGCAGAGGGGCGAGTGACCGCTGGGACAGTAGCCGACCACATCATCCCTCATCGAGGCGATCCCCGCCTGTTCTGGGAAGGTGAGCTGCAAACCCTTTGCGACGCCCTCCCCTGGCGCTGTCACTCAAGCCGCAAGCAGAAGATCGAGACGCTCGGCTATGAGCCCGGCTGCGACCTCGCTGGGCGCCCCAAGGACATCGGGCATCCCTGGAACCGACCGAAGGCGCGGGCGGGGGGCTAGGAAAAGTCTGGAGCCTTCGCCTTGAAGACCGGCGACCAAGCTGCGTTCGCACCGAGATGAGTTTCAAAGCAAAAAGTTGGGAGCACCCCCGTAGGGGGTGATGCTGCATGAACGAGGTGCAGGGCACCGGGTCCATCCTTCCGGAGCCCGACTGGCGTATTCTGTTGACCGACGATTTGGAGATTGAGGCGGCGGCCGAGCATTGGCGCCGGATCACCACGGAAATGCGGGAGCGGAACACCCTCGCGCCGTCGAACGGGCATGCTGTCCAGCGCTTGGTTCTGTCGTACATCCTCTACGACCGCTGCGCGCGTGAAGTCGCGGAGAACGGCGCTGTCACTAAGCCGAAGCGCGGCAACCCGAAGGCCATCACGCGGCTTAGCCCTCACTTCACCGCCATGCGCGAATCCGGTTCAGACGCCGCCACCATGGAGTCTGAGCTGGGCCTTTCGCCGCGCCGGCGCAGCACGGCCGCCAAGGTCGAACGGAAAGCGAGGTCGACTCGTGCGTCGGACTCGTACCTCAAACCCGTCGCGCGCGGCTGATCCGACAACCCGCTGGGCGCAGGATGTCGTCGCTGGACGGATCATTGCCGGCGAGTTGACCGGACTGGCGGCGGAGCGCCACCTTCGCGATCTGGCCGACGGCCAGTCGCGAGGCCTGCACTTCGACACGGAGAGCGCGGCGCGCGCCCTGGGGTTCTTCCCGGCGGTTCTGACCATCACGGCCGGCGCCAAGGAGGGCGAGGCCTTCCATCCTCTGCCCTGGCACGTATTCACGATCGGGTCGCTGTTCGGGTGGAAGAAGGACAGCGGACGGCTTCGGTTTAGGCAGGGGTGGCTGGAGACCGGAAAGGGCCAGGCCAAATCGCCGCTTATGGCGGCGATCGGCCTCTACCTGATGGGCTGGCACGGGGTGAAGCGTTCCGAAGTCTACGCTATCGGCCAGGACCGGGCGACGGCTAACGTCCTGTTCAAGGATGCGGTGGCCATGTGCCGGGCCGATTTACCGGACACACCGGAGGACGAAACCGACAGCCTAGCCAGCCGCGGAGAGGTCCTGATCCGGGGCGAAGGTGACAACGCCTGGAAGATCGAGCACCCGGGAACCGGGTCAAAGTTTCAAGCGCTGGCCAACGGAGAGGCAATCTCGGGTCCACGGCCCACACTGGTGACGGCGGACGAGATCCACGAGTTCAAGTCGGGCGCGTCGATCGAGACATGGCGCCGGGCCATCGCCAAGATGCCGGGCGACGCGCTGATGTTGCTGGGGACCAACACGCCGGCGACGACTCAACTGGTCGGCACGGCATACAGCGAGTTTTTCCAGCGGGTGCTGAAGGGTGACGTGACGGACGACGAGGCGTTCGCTTTCATTGCCCGGGTCGACAAGGCTGACCGCGAGAATATCTTCGACAACGAGGCGGCTTGGGTGAAGTCCTTGCCCGCGTTGGACATCACCTTCCCGATCGAGAACATCCGGGGCGAGGTAAACACCGCCCGGGTGCTGACCTCGACGGCCATGTCCGTGAAGCGCCTGTATTTTGGCATCCCCACGGGCGCGGCTGACTTCTGGATTGAGGAAGACGCCTGGGCCGCGGTTCAGGGCGAGTTCGACGAAGCCGATATGAAGGGCTGCCCGTGCTGGCTTTCCCTCGACCTGTCGCAGAAGAACGACCTTACGGCGCTGACGGAGGTGTGGCTGAAGGACGGAAAGCTCTACGCGAAGACTTGGTATTGGACGACGCGGAGCGGACTGGCCGAACGAGAGCGCGGCGACCAGGCGCCCTACTCACAGTGGGAAGCGGACGGCTGGCTGAACGTCGTGGATGGCGCAGTCATCGACAAGTCGTTTATCGCAGCAAAGGTTGCGGAGATCTACGCCGAGCATGAGGTCCAGTTCCTAGCCTTCGACGTCGCTGGCATGGCCGATTTCGAGGCTGCCTGTGAGGAGATCGGCTTTCCGGTGTGGCGCTGGAAGGGCGACAAGGAGCCCATGGGAACCGGACTAAAGCTGGTCGCCCACGCGCAGGGCACGCGGGTCGTGTTCGAGGACCGGCAGCTCTGCATGCCCCGCTCCGTTGAGCGGCTTGAGGACGCCATTCTGAACAAGACCATTACGGTCGAGGCCTCGCCGGTGACCTACTGGTGCGCGGGCAATGCGCTGCTGATCGCGGACGGACAGAAGAACCGGGCATTCGACAAGAAGCGCTCGCGCGGACGGATCGATGGCCTTGTCACCTTGGCGATGGGAACGGGCGCTGCGACCTACACAGGTGAGGCCAAGGCTCCCCAGTTCCAAATGTTCTTCGCCTGAAGGCGATCCCTGAAATCGGAAACGGAGGCCGCCATGCAGGATCGGGCCTACAGGCTTGGGACTCAACCGAACTAGGCTATAAAGATCGGGGCCGCGAGGTGCGTCAACACCGCAGCGACCCCTAACCAACCGAGCGATTGAGGCGCCCGATGGCTACCGAACCACGTAGTGGAATCTACGAGATCGTCAACACGATCAATGGAAAGCGATACGTGGGGAGCGCGGTTGCGATTTCGCAGCGCTGGCGACAGCACCGATGCGAGTTGGCAAAGGGTCGTCACAACCCGCACCTCCAGAGCGCGTGGAGGAAGTATGGGGCGGAGGCCTTTGAGTTCCGAGTGCTGGAGTTGGTTTCCGACCCCGCGAAGCTGATCGAGCGCGAGCAGCATTACATCGACACGCTGAATCCGGAATACAAAGTGGCGAGAGTCGCCGGGTCGAACCTTGGGGTGAAGTGGAGCGACGAAACCCGAGCCCGCATGGGAGAGGCCAGCAGGCGCGTGTGGTCTTGCCCTGAGCATCGGCAACGAATGTCAGAGGCGCACAAGGGCCAAAGGGCGACACCCGAGCAAAGGGCCAAGGCGTCCGAGGTCATGACAGGGCGAACCCTCTCGCCGGAACACCGAGCCTCCGTGGCGGCCCGCAACGCGGAACGCAACGCCTCGCTGGAACATCGCGCGAAGGTATCGGCGCACTTCAAGGGGCGGCCAAAGACGGCAGAGCAGATCGCCAAGATGGCGGCCTCGAAGCGTGGAAAGCCCGCTCACAACAAGGGCGCCCCTCCGACGGCCGAGCAGCGGGCGAAGCAGTCCGCGACCATGCGGGCCAGATACCAGAGCGACCCAGCATCTCGTAAGGCAATCAGCGCCGCCACGCGGGCCGCCATGAACACGCCGGAGATGAGGCAGCGCCTCAGCGAAGCGGCGCGAGGGCGAACGCACGACGAAGAGACCCGCCGCAAGATGTCGGAATCTCATAAGCTGGCGTGGGCCAGACGGAAGGCCGCCGCGCCCTCCGAGTAGGAGGCAACCCAAGATGAACAGAGCAGCCATCGCCTTAAGCATCAAGGCGGTTGACGACGACGCGCGCCGCATTGAGGGATGGGCATCGACCGTTGATCTGGACCGTATGGGAGACATCGTTCTTCCGCGCGGTGCGATCTACGAACTTCCCCTGCCCTTCCTGCTGGATCACGATCACAAACAGGCCGTGGGCGAGGTTGACCGCGTTGAGGTCACCGACAAGGGCATCAAGTTCTGGGCTCATATCAAGAAGATCGCCGAGCCTGGCGAGGTTAAAGACCTCTGCGACAAGGCGTGGTCCTTGGTCAAAAACGGCCTCCGCAAGGCAGTCTCCATCGGGTTTGCAGCGCGCGAATTCGATGTGCTGCCGAGTGGCGGTCTGAAGTTCACATCGTGGGAATGGTTGGAGTTATCTGCGGTTACCGTGCCGGCAGCGGCTGGCGCACGGATCACCGGAGTCAAGAACTTCAATGTAGGCGACCGGTTTACCGCAGACGATCCCCGCGAAGACATCGACGCAGACGCTCAGGCCGCGACGGGCCGCAAGAGCGCGAGCGGAGACCCGCCCGGCGCTCCGGGCAAGCCCGCGACGGCCATTCCGGCCGCCGCTGAACGCCAGACAAGGAGCATTCCCATGGCGAACCGTACCGTGGCGGAACAGATCACCGCCTATCAATCCGCCCGTGAGACGAAGGCCGCGCGCATGACCGAAATCATGCAAGCCGCCGCTGACAAGGGCGAAACCCTCGACGCTGAGGCGACCGAGGAATACGACGGCCTCGACGCCGAGGTGAAGTCCATCGACGCCCACCTGAAGCGTCTCGACGCACTGGAGAAGGCCAACGCTGCGACCGCCAAGCCGGTTGACGGCGCCCTGGACACCAAGAGCGGTTCGGAGGCCCGCGCCCCGGCCCGCGTCGAGGTGAAGGCCGCAAACCTGCCGAAGGGCACCGCCTTCACCCGCTATGCGATGGCGCTGGGCCGGTCGAAGGGCAACCTGATGCAGGCCGCTGAGATCGCCAAGGGCTGGGCGGACTCGACCCCTGAAGTCGAGACCGTCCTGCGCGCCGCTGTCGCCGCCGGCACCACCACGGACACGGCCTGGGCGAAGCCCCTCGTCGAGTACGAAAACATGGCTTCGGAGTTCGCCGAACTTCTCCGCCCTCAAACCATCATCGGTCGCATCCCCGGCCTGCGTCGCGTTCCCTTTAATATCAAGGTTCCGCGTCAGACCGCCGGCTCGTCTGCCTCCTGGGTCGGGGAAGGCAAGCCCAAGCCGGTTTCGGCCCTGGCGTTCGATCAACTGACCCTGGGCCACACCAAGCTGGCCGGCATCGTCGTTCTGACCGATGAACTGGTCCGCTTCTCGAACCCGGCCGCAGAGTCGATCGTTCGCCAAGACCTGATCGACACGATCGTGGCGACGATGGACAAGGACTTTGTGGACCCTGCCAACTCCGGCACCACGGATGTCAAACCGGCCTCGATCACCAATGGCGTGACCCCCGTCACCGCCTCCGGCACTGACGCCGACGCCGTCCGGGCCGATGTTAAGGCTCTACTGTCGAAGTTCCTGACCGCCAACCTGTCGCTGTCGGGCGCCGTGTGGATCATGAGCGAAGTGCAGGCCCTGGGCCTCGCCCTGATGCTGAACCCGCTCGGTCAGCCGGAATTCCCCGGCATCTCGATCAACGGCGCGTCCGGCGGCACCTTCTTCAATCTGCCGGTCGTCCTGTCCGAAAACGTCGTCGCCAATCCGGGTTCGGGCTCGCCCGTGACCGGTGACGGCGGCCGGATCATCCTGGCGAAGGCGAATGAGATCATGCTCGCCGACGACGGTGAGGTGATGCTGGACGTCAGCCGCGAAGCCTCGCTCCAGATGGACAGCTCGCCGGATAGCCCGGCTGACGGCGACACCGTTCTGGTCTCGCTGTGGCAGCACAACATGGTCGGCATCCGCGCCGAACGCTTCATCAACTGGAAGAAGCGTCGCGCCGGGGCTGTCCAATACATCGACAGCGCCAACTACGGCGACGCCGCCTAAGCCTGACGGGGCCGATCTTTGGATCGGCCCCGCTTCTCTTCGATAGGAGGGCCGCCATATGGCCGATGCGAAGACCAATCTCATCGCGACGAAATCGCTGCGCTACGGCACCCGCCGCCTGATGGCGGACGATGGTTTCCAGGCCCGTCCGCGTGACGCCCGTCTTTTGGTCGCCATCGGCAAGGCCCGGTATGCGACCCAGGACGCCAAGCCGGCTGACGAGCCCGTCGTGGATGACCTGTCCGATCTGCGGGCCGAATATCAGGCCAAGGCCGGCAAGAAGCCCTACCACGGCTGGGATGCGGACACCCTGCGCGCCAAGATCGCCGAGGGCTGACTGTTGCGCCTCTTTGGCCTGACGATCACCCGCGAAAAGTCGCTTGCGTCGGTTGACCAGCGCGGCGGCTGGTGGCCGATCGTTCGCGAGTCCTATGCCGGTGCATGGCAGGAGAATGTCGAGGTCAAGCTCGACTCCGTACTGTCGCATTCGGCCGTCTTCCGCTGCGTCTCGCTTATCGCGTCAGACGTGGCGAAGATGCGGATTCGTCTAGTCCAGGTCGATGACGACGGTATCTGGTCGGAGACCACCAGCCCTTCCTATTCCCCGGTCCTGCGTAAGCCGAACCGATTTCAGAACCGCATCCAGTTTTTCACGAACTGGATGGAGTCGAAGCTGACGCGCGGCAACACCTATGTGCTGAAAGAGCGCGACAATCGAGGCGTCGTGATCCGCCTTTATGTCCTCGACCCGGCGCGCGTGAAGCCGCTCGTGGCCGATGACGGGTCGGTATATTATGAACTGCGACAGGACACCCTTTCAGGGCTGACGGAGAGCGCCGTCGTGGTCCCCGCCAAGGAGATCATTCACGACCGCTGGAATACGCTTTTCCATCCTCTGGTCGGCCTCTCCCCGATCTTCGCCAATGGCCTCGCCGCAACGCAGGGCCAAGCCATTCAGAATATGTCGGCGGGCTTCTTCCAGAACGGCGCCCAGCCCGGCGGTGTCCTGACCGCTCCAGGGGCCATCGCCGACGAAACGGCCGCTCGTCTGAAAGCGCATTGGGACGCAAACTATACAGGCAAAAACCGGGGCAAGGTCGCTGTTCTTGGCGACGGCCTCAAATACGAACCGATGACCGCCAAGATGGTCGACTCTCAACTGGTCGAACAGTTGAAGTGGTCGGCTGAAACGGTGTGTTCTGTCTTTGGCGTTCCGGCCTACAAAGCAGGCGTCGGCCCTGCCCCGGCCTACAACAACGTCGAGGCTCTGAACCAGCAATACTATTCGGACTGTCTCCAGATCCATATCGAGAGCGTCGAGCTTTGCCTTGACGAGGGGCTGGAGATGAAGCCGCCCTATGGGACGGAGTTCGACATTGACGACCTCCTCCGCATGGACACCGCGACGCAGATTGAGGCGCTGACCAAGGCGACGACCGGCGGGCTCATGAAACCGGACGAAGGGCGCAAGAAGCTGGGTCTGAAGCCAGTGGAGGGCGGCGACGCGGTTTACCTCCAACAGCAGAACTACTCGCTGGCCGCCTTGGCACGACGTGACGCTCAAGTTGATCCGTTTAATCCGGCGCCTACTGACACGCCCGCCGTGACGCCCGAACCGGCGAACGATGATGAAGCCCAGGCCCGCGCCTTAATTGCGCTCCTGGAGAAAGATTTCCGGGAGGCGCTGAATGCTTGACACCAAGGCTATCGTCAGCGCCCTGGCGCCGATTGTGAAATCCCATGTCGCAGAGGCGACGGCTCCGCTTCTCGCGCGGATTGCGGAACTGGAAAAGCGCCAGCCTGAGCGGGGCGAGCCTGGTCAAAACGGCCGCGACGGCAAAGACGGCGCGGATGGCCGCGACGCAGAGCCGGTCACGGATGAACAGATCGCCGCCGCTGTCGAACGCTTCTTGACCGCCAATCCGCCCCCTGCCGGCAAAGATGGACGCGACGGCATAGATGGTAATGATGGTGCACCGGGTCTCGACGCCGACATGGACGCGCTCAAGGCTCATTGCGAGGGCCTTATCGCCGCCCTGCCGAAACCTGAGAACGGCAAAGACGGTCGCGATGGAATCGACGGCAAGGACGGCGCACCTGGCGAAAAAGGTGCTGACGGTCTCGACGGCAAGGATGGCGCCGACGGTGTCGGCCTCGCCGGGGCTATGATCGACCGCGACGGCGAACTGAATGTCACCCTGACGAACGGCGAAGTCCGCAGGCTTGGGCCGGTCGTCGGTCGTGACGGTAAGGACGGGGATCGCGGCGAGGCCGGGTTCTCCCTGACGGACTTCGACACTGACTGGAGACCGGATGAAAAGATTCTTGTCCTCTCCTGGGACGCCGGGGATTACCGCTACAGCCATGAACTGTTCATCCCGTACCTTCGCGATGCTGGGGTCTGGAGCGAAGGCGCGACCTATCTGAAGGGTGACGGCGTTACCTGGGGCGGCTCGCTCTGGATCGCTCAGGACGACACGGCAGACCGTCCCGAAGCGGGCAAGTCGTGGCGGCTGGCGGTGAAGCGCGGCCGTGATGGCAAGGACTTTGCCGGACCCCAGCCCTCGACGCCGACAACGGTCAAGGTGTCCTGATGGTCGCCCTCGTCACGGTGGATCGCGCCAAGGCTCACCTTCACATCGAAGGTGAAGATCAAGACGATGAACTGGCCTTGAAGGTCAGCGACGCCTCCGAAACGGTCATCGACTATCTGAAGCGGCCCGACCATGGCTGGACCGATGAAAGCGCCCCCGGTCAGGTCCAAGCCGCCGTTCTTCTCGTCCTGGGCGCCCTTTGGTCTCAGCGCGAAGGTGTAGGTCAGAACGCCGAAGACCTTGATCCTATCTCTCCCGCCGTTGTCTCGCTGTTGCGCCGTATGCGCGACCCGGCGATTGCCTGAAGGAGTCCGCGATGCGTGTCCGCTTCACCGCACCTTTCGATTACACCCCGGCTGAAGAGCCCCGCGTTCTGGTCGCCTATTCGCCATCTGGCGGGGCTGACAAGGACGGGGAATACACCGTGCGCCGTGAATGCGGCGAGGCGGCCGTGGCGCAAGGCAAGGCGGTTGAGGTCGAAGCTCCGTCCCGCAAGGCTGACAATGCCGAAACCTAAAGGCGCGGGCGACCTTCGTCACAGGGTCTATTTCGAGCGTCGGGCTGAAGGTGACGACGAATACGGAAACCCGGTTCAGGATTGGGCCGCGCTTGGCATCAGCCGGGCCGCGAGCCTGACACCGACGCGGGGCTCTGAAACGGTCCAGTCGGATCGTCTTTCAGGCCGGGTCCAATGGGATTGCTGGGTCAGGTCAGACAGCGGGACGCGGACGATCCAGACCGGCGACCGGATGGTGGATGAGCGCGACCCTACCCGGACATTCAATATCGGCTTCATTGGGGACATGGACGGCGACCGGACCTGGATTCTAATCCAGGCGATGTCGGGAGTGGCGGATGGGTGAGATCGAAACCCTGCTGATCAAGGTGGAGGCCAATCAGCGGCAGTTCGACGCTGCCCTGAAAGGCTTGCGTGTCCACCCTGCCCTTACTCGCCAGCCCATCAGCGGGAAGCCCGTCACGACGGGAGACGAGACCTTCTTCCCGACGATTGGTTATCGCTGGCGGTTCAGCTTCAAGACCTATTTCCGAAACCTCTGGCGAGCGCTTCTCGGTGGCTAAGGGCGGGCTTGAAGGCGTCGAGCGTCTGACCCGCAAACTGGCCGCCATGACCCCCTCCGTCAGGAAGGCGGCGGGGCAGGAGGCGTTTCTTCAAGCCGAAGAGATGGCCGCCCAGATGCGCCGGATCGCCCCTCGGGATGAAGACCCGAACAACGGCGAGCAAGTCCGCGACCATATCCACGTCGAGGAAGGGCGTTTGGGTGACGTGTCCTATGTCGTGATCAGCGACGCAAAGGACGCCAAGGGCCGGCCGAAAGCGTCTCGCGTCGAGTTGGGCCATGTCGCCGTCAACGGCCGATACGTCGAGCCCAGCCCGTCCTTCTACCCCGTCGTCCGCTCCAGCCAGCGCAAGGTCAAGCGGCGGATCGCCAACGCCATGCGCCGGGCCATCAAGGCAGAGGCCGCCAAATGATCGACCCGCAACTTCCGCTCCAGGCGGCCATCGTCGCGGCCGTGAAGGCCGACGCTGAACTGAACACCCTGATCAGCGGACGCATCTTCGACCGGGTGCCGGTCAATCAAGACGGAAGCCCACAGGGACCGTTCCCCTATCTGAGTTTCGGGGCGGCCGACACGACAGACGAAGGCGTGTCCTGCGTCGGGCCATCGGATTGCTACATTGATCTCAACGGCTGGTCCCGCGCGGTCGGCTATCCCGAGATCAAGCGCATCGGCGCCCGCGCCGCCACCGTCCTGAACGCCAGGCTCACGGTTGCCGGGTTCGAAGTCGTGACGCACCGGGTAGAGCGTCTTTCCTATCAGCGTGAACAGGACGGGCTCACCAGCCGGGCCATCCTTCGTCTGCGCTACGGCCTCCGCAAGGCCGCCTGATCCCGCACTCAGCGGGCTATCCCGCCCCTTCCTGGGGTTTCCTTCGACAGAGAAAGGCATCCGCATGTCGGACGTTTTCGTGAGCGTCGTCTCGGGCGAGGAAATCCTCGTTCAGATCGGCGACGGTGCAGACCCCGAAGTCTTCACCCATGACTGCATGATCAACGGCTCGCGCGGTTTCAACCGCACGGCCACCACGACGGATCAACAGATCCCAAACTGCACTGATCCGTCAAAGCCGCCCAAGACGATGCGCCGGGTGGACTCGACGGACACCACCATTTCGGGCGAGGGGCTTCTTCACTCGACCTCGACCTTGGCCTGGCTGAACCGTGTCGGGCAGACCATCAACTGCCGTGTCCGCAAAGCCGGCGCCTTTCAAGTCGAAGGGCCGTACATCCTCACGGAGTTCAGCCTGACCGGAAATGCCCGTGAATACGCCACGGCCTCGATCACTCTGGTCCAGGCCGACGAACCGACGATCACGGCTGGCAGCTGATGAGCCGCAGCGCCCGCATCACCGCTCCCTTCGGCGATGGAACCTACACCTTCCGGCTCGACATCAGCGGGCTGGAAGAGTTGCAGGAGAAGACCGACGCCGGGCCGGAGCAGATCTATGCCGACATCGCGTCAGGCCAGTGGAGGGTCGCTCACCTGAGAGAGACGATCCGCATCGGTCTGATCAGGGGCGGCATGGAGCCGGTGCGGGCGCTCGCCATGGTCGCGCGATATGCGGCCGAGGGCTATCTGGCGGACCTCAAACCCCTGGCCCTCAACATCATCGCCGCCGCCCTGGTCGGCGCCCCTGATGAGGACAAGCCAGCGGGGGAGTCCGAGGCGGGGGCGAAAGACCCCTCCCCCGCCGGAAGATCAGATTCGGCGAGTTCTACGCAGCCGGAGCGCAAATCGGCCTCGCCCCGAGCCAGGTCGAAGAAAGTAGCATCTGGCAGCTAGGCGAGGCTCATCGGGGCTGGCGCCGAGCCCAGGGCATCGAGGAGAAGGCGGGCGCTCCGTCGATTGACGCTTTCGAGGCGGCGGTGAAGCGGGCTAGGCTCGATCCCTGAAAAGGGAGAGATTCACATGCTGCGCATTACGGCGATTGTAACGTGTCTGGCTGTCCTGGCCTGCCCGGTGGCATCGCAGGCGCAAACGACGTTCTCTGTGGGGCCGGACTTTACGCCACAGGTGAAGCAGCTTAGCGATGATTTCAGCGCCGCTCGAGTGGCGGAAGTCGAAGTGGGGAGCTTTTCGCACCCATCCTTCGATCGTCTTGAGGTCAGCATCAATGTTTCCAAGGGCGGCGGTCAGACGCTCTATGGGCTTCTGCTGACCTTTCGCGAGATGCGTATGCCCGGTGAGGTGTATTCCGTGGCCGCAAGGGGCGGCTTGAGCTTTGAGCCGTTTTCATCAGGACGGTCGGGCCGTCTGAACTGTAGTGTTCGGCGCAGAAGCTATTGCACGTCCTTCTTCTTGCAAACTTTTTTGATCCCCGAAGAAGTTCTCGCTGACTTAGCTGCTGGCCGGGACGTAGATGTACAGGTTCGAACCAATGAACCCCACGAGGGAACCGTGATCATTAGCGTTCCGCATTCTGCCCACGAAGCGCTCCGGCAGTGGGCAGCGGATCACTGATCGCCCAGGCCACCCGCCTCTAACGCCGCCAGGATCATAGCGCGTATCGCTTCAGAGCGGTTAGCTCCCCGCTCCACGGCCCACTTATCGATTTTCTCAACTACGTCGGGGGGGAGGCGAACCCCTACTAAGGGATCACGACCCGTCGCGGGCCGTCCTCTTCTTTTCGGTTTAACCGCTATTGACGAAGCCATGATTGCGGTTTAACAAAAAGTCAGCCCGGCGGGAAGCGCCAACTTCCTCACCGGGCCTAACCGCAACGGATCGCAAGAGGATCACGTCATGGCTTCCACAGCCAATAGCACACGCGTGCCGCCTGGACGTAGGGCGGTAAACATGGGTGATGTCGTCACATGCTCCCGCTGCAAAGCGGGCCTGCCTAGATCAGCCTTTTACAAGTCAACCTACAAGAAAAACGGCCTCCAATCGGCCTGCAAATCGTGTAGCGATGCCTGGCGCGCAGAGAAAAAGGCCCAGAGCGAAGAGTTCAGAGATCGTCAGCGCGCGTACTCGCGTAAGTGGGCGGCGGCAAACCGCCAACAAATGCTCGACCTCTATCGATGCTATAACATGAGGCGGAAATACGGGCTTTCCGCTGAGGATGTGACCGCGTTCCATTCGGCACATGATGATGGGTGCGCCATCTGCGGTGAAAAGAAGCCGCTGTCGATCGACCACAACCACGCGACCGGTCAGGTGCGGGGTTCGCTTTGCGCAGATTGCAATTTCGGCATCGGCAACTTCAAAGACTCTATACCGCTGCTTGCTAGGGCGGTTCTGTACCTTTCCATGCAGCCAGAACACTCGGAGGCGGTGAATATAAATGTCCGACGAGATAGAAAGGCTTCTAGTAAGGGTTGAGGCCAACGCATCTCAGTTCGAGGCGCAGATGCGGAAGCTCAACAAGAGCCTCTACGCATCGCAGGCCGAAAACCGGAAGACGCTGAACGCGATTCAGAAAGACACTGAGGCGGCTTCGCGGCGGATGTTCACTCCCATCGGGGATGGACTCCGTAGGGAAGTGGCTAGCCTTGCCGGCGTTTTCGCTGGGCTGTTCACCACGCAGCAAGTTGCCCGTTACGCCGACCAATACACGAGCCTCCAGAACAGGTTGAAAGCGGCGGGGCTTGAGGGCGAAAATCTCAAGCGAGTGGAGGACGCCCTTTATGAGACGGCAAACCGGAATGGGCTTCAGGTCCAGGCCACAGCCGAACTGTATCAGCGCGCCTCTCTTTCACGGCAACGTCTGGGCGCCAGCGAGCAGCAACTCCTAGCTCTGGTCTCTGGCACAGCGGCCGCGCTGAAGGTGCAGGGCACTTCTGCTGAGGCGGCATCTGGCCCTTTGCTTCAGTTGGGGCAGGTCCTTGGCGGGGCGAAGGTCCAAGCCGAAGAATACAATAGTTTGATCGACGGCTTGCCGGTTCTGCTCCAGGCTGCAGCCAAAGGCTCCGATCGTTTCGGTGGCGATGTGGCAAAGCTGACTGAGGCGGTGAAGTCGGGTTCGGTCAGCAGCCAAGAGTTTTTCCAAGCCTTGCTCAAAGGCTTTCCCGAAATCCAGAAGCAGGCTGAGGGCTCGGCGACCACCATCAGCAGCGCACTGCAAACGCTGGACAATGAGTTCGGTCGGTATATCGGCCGAGCCGATGAAAGCCTGTCGGCATCACAGCGCGTTGCCCAGGGTATTCAGGGTCTCGCGGAGAACCTAGATCAGATCATTCCAGTTGTCGGCGTGTTGGCTGCGCTGATTGGTGGTGGGTACGTCGCTTCGCTCACTATGGCTGCGAGCCAAATGGCGATAGCGGGCTTGAACGCCGCCCGGCTGACCGCTTTCAACATCGCTATGACAGCTAGCATGACAGGGGCCACTCGCGCTCAGGTCGCGCTCAACCTGGCAATGGCGGCGAACCCCGTAGGCCTTGTCGTCACTGTGGTTGCGGCACTGGCGGCAGGCCTTTACGTCCTGGCAACCAGATACAACACGACCGCCATCGCGGCGCGTGAACTAGATAAGGTTGTCGGTGCGGCCGACACGGCTTTGGAGGACTATCGAAAGGCAGTCGACGCGGCCAAAAACGCCTCAGCTGCTGAACGTGTGGAGCTGGACAAAAAGGCTCAGGCACTACGCAATGTGACCTTAGCGCGCATCAACGATGCTAAGGTCGCTGCCCAAAAGCAGATCGATGAGGCAGTCGCAGCGCGTCAGCGGGCCGACCGATCAATAGGCGATTCCGCAGACGCAAGATCTCGCGCCTTCGCTAACCCGAACAATGCCAACGCGGCCTTGGCGGGTGGCGCGTCCTCCCAAGCACGCGCCAATATCTCGCTAGCCGTGCGCGCTAGGCAAGAAGCAGACACGGCTATACGAGCATATGAACGCCTCAAGGGCGCGATGGAGAACATTGATAATCCGCGTTCTGGCGGTGGTGCTCCCCCAGCTCCCTCCCCGGACGCAGGATCGTCGCGCGGATCCTCAGATGCCAACCGTACATCTGATCTTCGTGAGCGCCTTTCTCTGGAAGAGGATCTAGCGCGTGTCCGCGCGACTGGCGACGAAGCCGCAATCAAGCGCGAGGAAGAGCGCCAGCGGATCATCGAAGCGACGGAGCGCTATCGCGAGGCCGGATATGAGGACGCCGCCCAGCGCGCAATCAATCTCATCGCGGCCGAGAACCAGGCTGAAGACGTCGCGGAGCAGCGCGAGCGGACACAGACCCGTATTCGTGAAGGCATTGAGCGCGAAGCCGAACTGAAGCGCCAGGCTGCGGACTGGACAGAGCGCCAGCACAGCGCAGAACTTGAAATCGCTCGGCTTCGCGGAGACGACGCAGCCATCCGGCGCTTGGAACGCGAAGCTGCTCTTCGTCAGCGGATCGCCGAATATGTTGAGCGGTATGGTGTCGCGGGCGTCGGCCTGGCCGTTGCTGAGCAACTGAAGTTCGACCAAGCCGCGTCGGAAGGCGACATGAACTATGCCGCCGAGAACGCCGCCCGAACCTTTGTCGATGTCATCGCGGCTGATGATCCGTGGGAGGCGGCGGGCAATGCATTCAAACGCGCCGCCTTCGACAATCTGGAGAGCCTCTTCTCAAACGTCTTCAAGTCGTTGATGAGCAATAACAAGGACGGCGGCGGCCTGCTAGGTTCCATCGCCTCGGGCCTCCAGTCATGGTTCGGCGGCAAGGGCAGCTTTGACAGCGGCGGCTATACCGGTCCTGGCGGCAAACACGACGTTGCGGGATTGGTTCACCGTGGCGAGGTGGTCTTCTCGAAAGCCGATATCGCCCGTCATGGCGGCGTCGGGGCGGTCGAAGCCATGCGCAAAGGCCTTCCGGGATACGCTGATGGCGGAGTGGTTACGGCTCGACTGAACAGTTCCATCCTGACCAACGGGCAGATGCGCGGGCTCCAGACAGGAAGCGTTCGCACCAGCGGCGGCGTTCTCGCCGTTACGGTAGATGTGTCGGGCGCCAACGGCGACGCAGCCGTGGCGGCCATTGCGGAAGCTGCGGCGCGGCGGGGTGCAGAGGCGGCGGTCGCCCAATCCCGCGCCGATCAAGCCCAGGCCAATGCAGCGAAGCGGTACAGGCTGAAATGACGATCACGCTTCAGGCGCTGCCCAGCACCACGACCTATGAATTCCGGGAGGTCGCGGCGGGGAATGTCCTGCGCCCGGCCTTCGGCGGGTCGAACCAGCCGCTGGCCCGAAAAGGCGATCATTGGGCGTGGGACGTGACCATTCCGGCGCTTGATGCGCGCGCCTGTGGCATGGGCCTGTTCGCTGATCTGACACGCGGAAAGCGTGAACCGATCGTCATGGCGGTGCCGGACTATGCCCCCCCTCAGTCCTATGGCGCCGCCCCGGTCTGCAACGGGGTTGCGATGGGAAACGCCGTACCGGTTCGGGGCCTGACGCCATCGGTCCCGATCCAAAAGGGCAAGTGGATGTCTCTGGTCCTGAACGGTCAGCGGTACCTCTATCTGGTCGCGGCCGATGTCGTGGCGGATGGATCTGGAGAGGCGCTTATTGAAGTGACCTCGCTTCTGCGGCGTCCGACGATTGACGGGGCGGCGGTTGAACTCGCCACGCCCAAGGTCGAGGGCCTCGTTCCGGCGAACCAGTCAGCGTCTCTGGCGACGCTGCCGGCCGTTGGCCTTCAGTTCACGATCGAGGAGCGGGACTGAATGGACTCCGCCCTCATCGCGGCTTTTCAGCAGCCCGCGCCGATCAAATGCACCCTGGTTCGCTTCGAACTGCCGGGCGAGGCCCTGTGCCTGACAGACGGCGGGTTCGCGCTGTTCGACGCCGGTGAAGGTGAAGGGACCGAGACCTATCTGGGCCGTCATCCGACCTATGGGGTTTTGAGCCGGGTCGGGAACGCCAAGGACGGGGCGGACAGCGGGACGCCGCGCGTCGAGGTCGAGATATTACCTGCCTCGGATATCGCGGCGGCGGCTCTGGGATCGCCCAACGTCCAGGGCGGCCGGTTCCAATGGTGGGAGGGCGTGGTCGATCCCGTCTCGGGCCTACTGATCGGGACGCCGGAACTGAAATTCGACGGCGAGATCGACAAGCCGCGCCTGTCGGTGGACGGCGAAGGCTGGAGCCTGACGCTGGAGTGCGGCACCCAGGCGGAGCGCCAACTGGAGCCGAACGCAGACTGGCGCCTGAACAACGCCTTTCATCAGCTGATCTGGCCTGGAGAGTTGGGTCTGTCGTTCGTGGACGGCGTGACCCGCAAGAAGGAATGGCGGAGCCGACCGGAGAACCCCGGCGTGTTCAAGCGCCTGCTGAAGACCTTCGTCCCGTTCCTGCCCGACTGAGGGACTGATCCATGAAAACCATGTTGGACCGGGCTGCGGCGACGCAAGCCTGTATGGATCGCTTTGCCTACAAGCCCGTCGAACCCGGTGTGCGCGACTGCGGCAAGCTGGCGGCCCACGCCCTGCACAAGATGGGCCGGTCGGCGAAGCTGCTGAACGCCTCGCGCCACAAGAGCTGGAAGGGCGCCCTGGCCTATCTGGAGCGAACCGGGTTCGCATCTCTGGTGGATCTGATTGACGCGATGGGCCTGGAGCGGATTCCGCCGGCCGCCGCCCTGCCCGGCGATCTGATCGCCCTGCCCGGCGAAGAAAACGACGGGTTCGGATGCTCTCTTGCCGTCGCGCTGGATAACGGCCGGGTGCTGGCGCTGAACCGCGCATCTGGCCTGATCGAGCCGATGATCCCTCACCTCTTCGTCTGCGCCTGGAGGGTGTGAATGGCATTCGCCCTGCCCGCCGCCGCCAGCGCCATTTCAGCCGCCGCACCGGCCGCCGCCGCACCGGCCGCCGCCGCGACGGCCGCCAAGGCGACGTTGATGACCACGCTCAAGTCTGTGGCCTTCAACGCCCTGACCAATCTGGCGATCAGCGCGGCCCTGTCGGCGTTTCAGCCCCAGGTCGGGCAGTCGGGCCGAACCTTCGAGTTCGTCATCGACCCGGACGGCCCGATCCCGTTCGCGGCCGGGCGTGTGGGCGTCGCGGGTTCGGTCATCCACCGGGACACCTTCGGCCCGGACCTGATGTATTACGGCATCCCGTTTGTCCTGTCGGGCGCGGGGCCGATCGACGGGATCGAGTCGTTCAAGGCCGACGACTATCCGATGCTGTTCGACGCCAACGGTGGGGCGACGACGGAGCCGTATCGGCAGGAACTGTTCTTCCGGTCCGTGCTGGGTCATCAACCCGCGCCGGTGGCCCTATCCACACCGTCAGGACTGAAGAACGGGGCGACCCTGCCGGGCTGGACGGCGGCGCACAAGCTGTCGGGCAAGGCCGCCGGTCTGATCGTCATGGCCGAGAACTCCAAGGGTTCGGCCTTCCCGACCGGCGAGATCAAGCCGCTGATCACCTTCCGGGGCTTGAAGGTCTATGACCCTCGCCTGGACAGCACCTATCCAGGCGGGTCCGGCTCTCATCGGCTGAACAACGCCGCCACCTGGACCTACTCCGCCAACCCGATCCTGTGGGCGCTGAAGTGGACCCTGGGTCTCTGGGAAGGCCCGACCGGAAAGGGCGCGCCCCAGGTTGACTATCAGGTCGGCGGGATCGGGGCGAAGCTGTCGGGGATCGACGTTCCGGCCTTCGTCGCCGCTGCCAATGTGGCGGACGCCAACGGCTGGACGGTTTCGGCCTATCCGAACACGGACGACGACAAGCACCAAGTGCTGGAGACCTTCCTGCAAGCGGGCGGCGCCATCTATTCCCAGCGCGCGGGCAAGATCAGTTGCATTCAGCGCGCCGCGCCCCGGACCAGCATCGTCACGATTTCCGCCGCCGACACGGCCGGGCCATTGGAGATCGACACGGCGGCCAGCCGGATCAACCGGATCAACACCCTGCGTCCCCGGTTCTGGAGCCCGGCGCACCGTTGGCAGATGACCGCCCTGGACGGCGAAGTCACGGCGACGACCTATCGGGAGCAGGACGGCGCGGTTCGGTCGCGCGGGATCGACTATCCCTATGTCTCTGACGCCCGTCAGGCGGCGCAACTGGCGGCCCTTCAGATCGCCCATACACGCGAGGGGATCGCAGGCGTCATTCCGCTGAAGCCGCACCTGCAACGCATCCGGCCGGGGGACGCCTTCACCATCACGGAACCGGGCTTTGTTCTGAACGGGCTGAAATGCCTGTGCCTGAACACCGACTATGATCCGGCGACAGGCGTGGTGCGGGTATCGTTCGTCAGTGAGACGGACGCCAAATATCCGTTTGCCCTGGGGCAAGACCCGACCCCGCCCGAACCGCAAGTGCTGGAGCCGGTTGACCCTCGCTACGTCACCCCGCCCCTACCGGGCGACTGGACCGTGACGCCCCGCCCCCCGGCGCCGGGCGGCCAGCTTCCCGGGTTCGACCTGGGCGGCGTCGTCTCCAACGACACGGCCACCTCCATCATCGTGGAGCATGGCCCGACCGACGAAGGGCCGTGGAAGCAGGCCTATGAGGGTCCGCCGACGGTCACGAATATCCCGATCGATGGGCTTCAGCCGGGCGCGATCTATTACATCGCCATCCAGTATCGCCGGGACAACAACTACTCGGCGCGTCACGTCTATGGGCCGTATGAAGCGCCTGCTCTGATTGGCGACGTCGACCCCAACGCCCCTGGCCTCTCGGACATCAAGGCCGACATCGCGGCGGCGTTCGGCGACATTTCCGACGTGTCGGATGAGTTGGCCGATGCTCGCGCCGATCTGGAGGCGGCGGATGCGGCCCTGGGGTCGGCCATCGGGTCGCTGGACAACCGGGCCGACACGCTGGAGAGCCAGACCGCAAGCCTGGAGACGAACAAGGCGTCGGTTTCGTCGCTGAACGCACAGGTCGCCCGGATCGACGGTGTAGAGGCCGTCAATGCGACCCAGGCCCTGGCCCTGGTCGATCTGGCGAACGGCAAGGTCGCGCTGAGCGAATACAATACGCTCAAGGGCGAAGTGACGGCGGCGCGGGATGGGGCGCCATCGCTGCTGGGTCAGATCCAGAATCTGAAGACCGTCGATTTGGACCTTCAGAACAACAAAGCCAGCGTCGCCTCGGTCAACGCACTGACGGCGCGCACGGCGAACACCGAAGCCGACATCATTGATCTGGAGAACGCCCTAGCGACTGAGACGGGCGCGCGGGCGCAGGCGATCCAGCAAGTCACCGCCCGGCAAAACATCAATCCGAACCTTTTCCCCGGCGGCTCGGGCGAACTTGGCGTAGGCGGATGGGGCGGCAGCGGCGGCCTGTTGGTCGGCAACTATCCGAACGTCGGTCCCTCCTATTTCTTCAAGCCATTCCCGGCCGGCGTCGCTGTAGACGATTATCAGGTCTCGCCACGCTTCAAGGTGGAGGGCATCCCGGTCATCACGGCGCAGTGGACGGGCTTTGCCTATCTCGGCGCCACGACTGAGGTCTGGGTAGCCTGGTACGATGCGGGAGGCGCCTATGTCAGCGAGACGCCTCATGTTTCGTTGGCTTCTGGCTCACCTCAGACATTCACGCGCCCCTCGACCGCCATCTTCGCGGAGTGGGTGCTGCGAACCTACGGCCCCGCTCCAACCGGCTATGCCGATGTCGTCTTCCATCAGATCAAGTTCGAGCGCGGTTCGGTCGCAACGATCTACTCGAACGACGCGTCGCAGAAGGCGATCAGCGCCTCGGTCACCGAGCATTCCCTCGCCATCATCGATCTGGAGCTTCAGCAGGCGTTAGCGTCCTATCAGCTGATCGCGGCGGCGACGGGGGGTAAGCCCGCCCGCTTCGCCCTCGTGTCGTCAACGGCCGGCAGCTACGTCGCGATCGATGCGCCTTATATCTTTTGGGGCGACAACACCGTCTTTGATGACGCTTCGGACACGCTCCAGACCGTCATCGGCAGCAATATCCGCGTCCTCGCGCTGGGCGCCCCGTTCGGCGCCGGCGGCAAGCTTCTGGAATGGTGGGGGCCGTCCAGTGTGGCGCTCGGGACCATGTCCTCGACGAACGGCTTCAATGGCCGGATCATCGAGCCGCCCTATGTGTTCGACACCGTCACGGCAAACCAAGCGCCTCGCGTGGCCTCGGTGCCGATCGATGGCCGGATTGGCTATAATCAGGCCCTGAATACCGCCGCCTTGACTGCGGCTCTGGCTGTCCCGGCGTTCGGCAAGTTCGTCCTGTCGGTCCAGCTGTTCAGCACCAGCGACAACGACGGGTCGGTCATTAGCGCGACCGGCACCGCCAGCTTGAAGCGACTGAACGGCGCTTCGGAAACCACGCTTGTCTCAGGCGTGAACGTCTCGGGCCAAACCGTCGATCCGGCCGCGAAGAACACCTCGGCATTGAACGTCACCGTCGCCAACAGCTTCGCCGGAAACGTCACCTTCCGCCTGGACGTCCAGGGCGGGGGCGGCCCTTCGACCTCTCACGGCACGGTCCAGGGCACCCTGACCGTGACCTGGTATCCGATCTAACTCAGCACTGGAGACCTCTGTGTCAGAGCCTTCGACCTCCTACCCCAACCGCGCCGCCGTCGAGGCCGCCGTGCGGGCCTGCTTCACCGAGGTCGCCACCATCCTCGGCGCGGCGAAGGCGGATATGGCCCTCTATCCCGAGGGCTTGCCGGCGCACATCGACAGGGCCTTGCGCTTCTCTTCGACCATGGCCTCCACCCTGGCCCCGGCCGAACCGGCGACGCCGGAAGAAGTCGTGGCCAGCCTGTGCACCGCCGTGGACGCGGAGCGGGACCGTCGCCTGGCGCTGGACTTCACCTATGACTTCGGCGACACGCAGGCCGTCGATGATGGCGGCGTCGTGATCGAAGCGGGCGAACGTCACCTCCAGATGCGCGAGAGCGACCGCGCCAACTGGCAGGCGCTGCAGGGCGCGGCGCTGACGGCCATCGTGTCGGGCCAGCCCAGTACGGTCCTGCCGATGCGCGCCGAGGACAACTGGAACATCCAGACGACCGCGACACAGGTGCTTCAGGTGCTGGCGGCCATGACGGCCCAAGGGGCAGCGCTGCTCTTCCACGGCGGCGCGCTGAAGAGCGCCATTCGGGCGGCGGAAGATCCAGCATCCATCGACATTCTGACTGGCTGGCCTGAGGCCTCGTGAGCCGCTTCACCGAGGCGACCTGGGCGCTGACTGGCGAGACGAAAAACGGCCGGCCCGTCGTCTGCCTGACCTCGCCGCTGGCTTATCAGGTTGGCTTTCTTGGATCGGGGTGGACCATCACGGCGCCCGAAGGGTTCTGCACCGACCTGACCAGCCTGCCGCTCTGGTTCGCCCGCACGTCCCTCGGTTCGAGCCTCGGCGTCCGCATCGCCCGCGCCGCCGTCGTTCATGACCGAATGCGCGACGACCGACGCTGGCCCAAGCTGCTGGGCGACTACGTTTTCTTCGAAGCCATGGGCGTGGATGGCGTGTCGCTGGGCTGGCGGCTGATCTGCTTCGTCGCCGTGCTGATCAACTTCCGCCGGGACTGACCGGCCCCCTTTCAGCATTCCAGTACCGGAGGGGCGGATGCCCGATGAGATCGTGACGGCCGTGCCCAAGGCCGAAGCCGTCAGCATGGCCGAAATCCATGCCTTGCGTGGCCTGACGGATGCAGTTGGGACCCTGACCCGTCAGGTCGAGCGGCTGAACTCCAAGGTGGATGACGTGCGCGAGCGGGTGATCAAGCTGGAGGCTCGCGAATACGAGCGCCAGATCGAAGGGCTTAACGACCGCCTCGGCCTTGCCCTGAAACGCATCGACGACCTGGAAGGCACGCGAGACCAACAGAAGGGCGCCAAGGCCTTGGTCGATTGGGTTCGCCTGACTGCCCCGTGGCTTCTGGCGGTCGTCATGGCCATCGCGGCCGGCTTCGGCCTTAAGCGCTAACCTTCGGAGACATCCCCATGCCGACCACGCCCGTCTCCCCGGAGCGCCGCATCGTGCTGACCGAGCGGCAATATGCTGGGGTCCAACGCCCTGGCGTCGTCTCAGACGGTCGTCACCGGCCGCGCTGAGACCATGACACAGCGGCGTGCGGCCGCAACCCCCACAATCTGGAGCCTAACCCATGCGACCGATTCCTGATCGGGCGGCGAGCTTCATCGCCCGACACGAGAGCCTGCGCCTTGTGGCGTATGACGACCTGAACCCGAACCGGCGCTCCTTCGCCTCGGTCGCGGACGTGAAGGGCAAGGCGACCATCGGCTGGGGCCACACCGCGACGGTCTCTCCGCAGGACGTGGTTGATCGCCGCCGCATCACCCAGGCCGAGGCCCGCGCCCTGCTGCTGCAAGACCTGAACGAGGCTCGCCGCAAGCTCTATCAGGTGGTGAAGTCGCCCGTCATCGACAGCCTGACCGAGAACCAATACGCGGCGATCCTGTCGTTCGTGTTCAACCTGGGCGCCAACCCCGGCTGGACCATCTGGAAGCGGCTGAACGCGCGGCAATACGATCAGGTGCCGGCGCAGATGGCGCGGTTCGTCAATGCGAGGGTCAACGGCAAGCTGAAGAAGCTGGACGGCCTGGTCGAGCGCCGCAACGCCGAGATCGCCCTATGGTCCACCGCTGAGCCTGGCTCCTTGGCGGAAAGCCCGCCGTCGTCCGTCACCCGCGCGATACCGACGCCGCCGACGCCCGTCGAGGCCAAGCCGCTGGTCCAGTCCAATACCGCCATCACGGCCGCCACTCAGGTCGTGACCGGCGTGTCGGCTGGCGCCGTGGCGATCCAGCAGACGGTCGCGCCACAAGCCATGCAGGCCGAGGTGCTTCAGAAGCTGGTCTCGATCCTCGCCATCGTCATCACCGTGTGCGGAGTTCTGCTGCTGGTCTTTCAGTGGATGAAGCGTAGAGAGGCCAAGCGGTGACCTTCCTCCCCCTCATTCTTCGCAACTGGGGCCTGATCGCGCGCGCGGGCGCACGCCTCCCCTTCTGACTAACCCCAAAATCTGATTTGATCCCGGAGGCCCCATGGTGGTGCAACCCTACGTCTTCACGCGCGGTGAAACCGTGTCGGTGGCGCTCGAAAACATGGACGGAGCGGAAGTCACCGACTTCGCGGCTGGGCTGAAGCGCCGCGACAGCCCCTTCGCAGACCCCAAGGGCGCTGTCCTCGCCTACATGACCGCAGAGGCCCGCCAGAGTCTCGGAGACGGCCTTGGGGGGGGCTGGCTGCTGTCGCTCACCCCGGCGCAGTCCCTGGCCCTCACGCCAGGCTTCTACGCCCTCGACGCCCGCCTGACGATTGGCGAGTTTGTCGAGATAACCGACACCGTGACGATCCAGATCAAGGCCGGGGTCATGGAGAGCGCCAGATGATCGCGCGGTTCCGCTGGATCGCTCAGCAAGGCCCGACGCTTCCGGTGATCGCCGCCGTGATCGGTCCAAGAGGCCCCCAAGGCCCCCAGGGCGAAACCGGCCCCCAAGGCCCCCAGGGCGAAACCGGCCCCCAGGGCGTCCAGGGCGAAACCGGCCCCCAGGGTCCGAAGGGCGACACGGGCGACACCGGTGCGCAGGGGCCGAAGGGCGACACGGGCGTCCAGGGCGAACCCGGCCCCAAGGGCGACACCGGCCCCAAGGGCGACACGGGGGCGCAGGGGGTGAAAGGCGATAAGGGAGATGCCGCCTGGTCGCCCGTCTACGCCAACGTAGCAGACGGAATCCGCCGTGTGCTGCGCGTCGTGGATTGGACGGGCGGTCAAGGGACCAAACCCGCGACGGGCAAATACCTCGGCCCCGCTGGTTTTGTGGACACGGCGGCAGAGGCGACGGACATTCGCGGCGCGTCTGGCGCAGGCACCGGCGACATGCTGGCGTCCTACAACCTTAGCGACGTCACCAACAAGGAGATTGCTCGGCAGAACCTGTCGGTGTGGTCCCGTGCGGAAATCGGCCCGGTTGACGCCGACTATCTGTCCATCATCGACGCCGCTGATCAGGCGGGGCTGTCATTTGCGCCCACGGGGATCAACTTCGCCAAGAACACGGGGCGGCTGGATTATGTGGATGCGGCGTCGGCGGCGGCTGTTCCGGGCCTGACCTATACCCGCACGGGCGCTGCTACGGCATGGCGGAAAGACGGGACGCTGCAAGAGTTCGCGCCGAACGTCATGCGGCGCACCGACGCGGGCGTGACGATTGAGGGGCAGCGGACGAATCTGTTTGCGCGGTGGGACCCGACAGCGACTCAGATTGGGACGAAGAACAACTGTGCCGACGCGACGGCTCCGGCAGTCGCGCCGCTGGCTGGGCGCAACTGGATCGCGCTGGATAATACAAGCGCCATTGCCTATGCGTATGCAGCTGGCTCAGTGGCGGCCTCGACGCAAGTCACCTTTACGTTTTTGGTAGAAACAAGCGACGGCTCTCAGCCAGTTTTCGGTGACGGACCAGCCGCTGACTTTCATATTGGCATGGCCGGGGGTAACAGCCCCACGGCTACTAGCGCCAAATATACGAGACGTGCAGGAAATGTTTGGGAAGTAAACGTAACAGGGACATCTCCGTCTTCGGGAGCGACGACGGCCTGCGGGCCGCTGCGGAGAACCACCCACTCCACCCGCCCCCTCAAGTTCTCCGGCTTCCAGCTTGAGCAGGCCTCCACCGCCTCCAGCCCCATCATCACCACGGGCGCAGCGGCGACGCGGGGGGCGGACGTACTGTCGCTAAGCAGGCCGCTCGGAGCGGCGGAGGACTTCACGCTGATCGGCGAGGCCGAGTTCCTGACTTCCGGAGACGGGGTGACCCCTTCGCGCCTTTTCGAATGGGATGACGGCAACGCGACCAATCGTCTGGTGGTTCAGAGAAGCCCCAGCGGAAACTTCTCCGGTATTGTCGTCCGAAGCGGCGCGAACACTGAGATACCTGGTGCCCAAAAACAGGGCGCTCGGATCGTGCGCTTTGCCGTGAGCCGGTCGGGTAAGGCGACGAAGCTTGCTCTGGACGGGGTGGTGAACGCGTCCGTTGAGACTGACTTGGCTGCGCTCACTACCCTGTTCATCGGTTCTGGCCGTGGAGGAGCCCCAAGCAACGCCTTCGTCCGCCGCCTCGTCATCCTGCCCTACGCCCTGACCGACGCCGAGCTGATGGAGATGACCAAATGATCGACATCGACATCATCGGCGCCCTATTCGAGCCGCACCCGACCAACCCCGAGGGTGAGCCCGTGCTGCTGCCCGGCTTCCACGTCAACGTCACACCGGACTTGATGGCGGAGCGGCCCGAGCTTGAGGCTTTTCGCGTAGAGCCCTCTCCGCTCCGCCGTGTCTGGGCCGGTGACGACCCCGACAACCCAATCGTGACTGTCCCGCTGCGTTTCGACGACGAGGCCGAGGGCCGCACCTACTTTCCGGAGGCTGAACATGGCGATGTCTGATAATATCAGCGCGGCCCTGAGCGCGGTAATGCGGGCCATCAGCCTAAACCGCATACAGGTGGATCAAGCCATCGCTAAAAAGCAGGATGCCCTGCCCCCGATGGTAGTCCTGCCCGACGCCGCCACCATCGCTGTCGATCTGGCGTCTGGGACCAACTTCGTCGTCACGCTCGCCGGCAACCGCACCCTGGACGCGCCGTCGAACGCCAAGCCGGGGATGACGGGCATGATCCTGATCAAGCAGGACGCCACAGGCTCCCGGACGCTGGCCTACAACGCGGCCTGGAAGCCGTTCGGATCGACGCCCGCCCTGTCCACGGCTGCCAACGCCGTCGATCTGCTGACCTTCATCGTCGAGGACAGCGGCAAGGTCCGCTTCACCCTGGACAAGGGAGGGGCGGCCTGATGCTGCATATGCCGACACCGATGCTGATGACATCTTTCCTCTGGCGCTTCCGTGGTCCGCTGGTGCTGACGGTCGCGGTGCTGGCGTCGATCACGTCCGTCACCGCATCCTTCAAGGCCGGTCAGGAAGCCCGCGCGCGCCGTGTGGCTGAAGGTCAGGTTGCCGTGCTGGACAAGGCCATCAACGAGCCCGTCGTAGGCCTCCGAGACCGCCTGTCCGCCTGCACGGTGGACCTGGGGAACGCCACGACCGCGATAGGCCGCCAGAACGAGGCCGTGGACGCCCTCAAGGCCGAAGCCGACGCCAGAGACGCTCGCGCCCGTGAAGCGGTCTCAGCGGCTCAGAACCGGGCAAGGACGGCGGAACGTCGTGTCCAGGCCCTGCTGCAATCCTCTCCCCGTGAAGGCGAGACGCCGTGTGTCGCTGCGGAGAGGCTTATCCGGGAGGAACTACGATGAAGCGCGCTGCCATCCTGATCGCCCTGTCCCTGACCGCCTGCGCCACGAAGCCCGAGCCGGTGATCCGCACGGTTGTCCAAGAGGTGCGCGTTCCGGTGTCCGTGCCCTGCGATCCCGACATCGGACCCGAACCGACCTACGCCGCGTCCCCCGAGGCCATCCAGTCCGCCCCAGACATCTTCCGGCTGACCGTCCTCGTCCTCGCCGAGCTACAGCAGCGCAAGGCCAGGGACGAGGTGAAGACCGCAGCCATAGAGGCCTGTCGATCTCCACGGCCGGGTTAGAAACCTTCGGACCTACTCCGGGGGTTTAGAGTTCAAACCTTCGGACCGCGCGTCGAGCTTCGGCTCCGCTATCGAGGCCGCTCCGGTTCGTCCGGGGCGGCCTTTCGTCGTTTCAGCCCCATAGGTCGGCGCCGGAGGCGGTCGCCACTTCCCCATCTCAAGCCACCACCCAAGCGCATAGAGCCGGGCCTTCTCTGCTTCGTTGTAGGCCCACCATGCGGCGTCTCGATCCGTGATCGTGTCCAGCGACTTAGGCCAGACGGAGGTCATATCCACGAATCTGACGCGGCCGGGGCATCCCAGCACACGGCAGGACGGACGTCGGTTGGCTAGGGTGTAGTCCCCGCCCTTTGCCCTGGCGATGGCGTGGAGATCAGCCTGGGCGCTGTGACTTAGGGGCGCAACCTCGCACTCAGCCCGGACATTCGCCCCGCGTTCGATCATAGAGTGAACGGTCTCGTGCATCTGTCGTCTCGGTCAGCGCCACCGACCGGGCGAGACGTATGACGGAAGCTGAAACGGCGAGCAATGGGGGCGGACTGTGGGGTGATCTGTGGAGACGACCGCCATAACCTCATGTTCCCAAACAGGAAAACATCAACGTCTTGGCGACCCCGGCAGGACTCCAACCTGCGACCTCGGCTTTAGGAAAGCCTTGCTCTATGCAGCTGAGCTACGGGGCCCGCAGGGGTGAACTAGCGGGTCGGGGCGGAGGGGGGAAGACGGTGGGTGCGGCGAACTGCATTTTCTTGGCCGCGTCGTCGGAGCCGCCTGAACTCAATTGTGGTTAATCTGTCTTAAGATACAATATCTTGGGGTGAACAAAGGCTGAATCGGCGCGAGTCCGTGATTCGGTCCTGATTCGTTTCGTCCCTGTTCCGCCGGCTGCGGATCGCGCTTAACCGGGCGCGGGCGTGCGGTCCACGACGGCGCGCAGACCGGCCAGCAGGGTCGAATTGGCGTCCGAGGCGCCGCCCCCCTCGCCGAGGATCAGCGACAGGGCGTGGACATGGACGTCGATCGAGGGCCAGGACCAGGCCTCGGCCGCCGACATCCGGCTGACGACCTCGCACAGGCTGTAGGCGGCCTCGTAGAAGGCCGGCATGTCGAGAAAACCCGCCGTATCCACCAGAACGGAGGCGATGGCGTAGAGCTCGGCCTCCGGGGCGGCGGGCCGGCCGGCGCAGAAGGCCGCCAAGGCCTGGACCTTGTCCTGGATCACCCGCAGGGTTTCCTCCCGGCGCCCCTCCAGTCCCTGTTCGGCGGCGGCGACGGCGGCCTCGATATCTATGCCGCCGGGGCGCGCCATCTGCCGCTGAAGCGAGGTGGTGATGTCGCGAATCCGCACGGCGGGCTTTGAGACATCCTGAGAAACGGCTTTGGAGGCGGCGGTCACAGGTTCACCTTCATCGGCTTCAACAGCATGTCGATATCGTCCTGGTTCATGTTTTCGCCGACCGCCTCGCCGACCTC